GACGTCATTGGCGCGAAACCAAGGGCGGATCACCACCGGTCGACAAGCAGAACGGCTGGCGGTTTCCAACCGAATTTCCCCCCGGTTTAACCGTGGTGAAGGAGGCCAAAGCATGAGAATTCCGCGTGAACCATTGGAAGCCATTTTTGTTCGTCGGCAGCTAACTGCCGCTGACTGGCGCACTGCCGTCGACGAGAAATTGCGCTGCGGCGAATACCACCGTGCCGGCTATGAGCCTTTGCCCGGCGTCACCCTGACCCTCGCCCGGCAGATCGAGGAGGACAAGCCATGATGGGCTATCGGACGCTGGTCCGTGTGATTGCGCCGGATTTTGTCGCGGGGCTTCTGTTTGCCGATGGCGAGTGCATCGGTACCGCACCGGCTTTCCCCGAAGCCTGGAAGGGCAAGAGTGAGGTGGCCTGTTGGCAGATGCTTGATCTTCGCGGCTGGCAAGCGAGTGTGGTCGACGGCTATTGGGAGGACAAGCACTAGGTGGCCTATCGCAAGCCCACGATCCACGTTAAACGCGAGCCGTCCGGTCGCCTGTCGCGCTCGACGGCGGAAGCGATCGACGCCGTCACCCCGGTCATCGCCAAGCGGATGCGGGATGCCGCGGCCACCCAAATGGGTGATCCGCTGTGGGGGACCGAAACCGGGCGGCTGTTTCTGGCTGGTCAGCTTTCAGCAATCCAGTTCGAGTGCGCCAAGCGCTGGGGCCGTCTGGTTGGCGAATGGTACAGGGCCACTGGTGCTCCGGTTCCGTATCCGCCGGCGCCGGGCGGGGTCCACAGCCACGTCGGCGACGATCCACCGGTCGACACCAAAGCCGGCAAGGCGCTCCGCGAGGCCCGTCTCGCCGTGATCGCCACCATGATGGCGGCAACCCGTGCTCTTGACGAGACCGGACCCGACGCCGCCCGAGCTGTCCGCGCCTGCTGCGAGGCCAACGAGGTCGCGGTCGGCCATGTCGGGCTGCTCAACCTGCGGGCCGGCCTGGACAGGCTCGCCAGACACTGGAGGCTGTCCCGGTGACACGGAGAGGGGCCGCCATTGCGTTTTCAGGGATGTGGAGCTACCCAGATACTGGCCCCTCTCTTCAGGGGCAAATTTGACCGGTTTTAGCGCCTACGTAATACTACGTAGTACCCGGTTGACGACCTTGTCCCAAAATGGCATCTTACCACTGTAGCGGGTTTGTGCATGATCGAAGTCATCCGCCGCGGCGTCCCGTACCCAGAGCGGACCCTGCAGCTCGAATGTCTCGAATGCCTGTCTCTGCTCAAGCTGCTCGGTGCCGACGTCATCGAGGGTACATCGATCAAGTACGTCGTCTGCCCGGTCTGTGACCAGTGGATCGACGCCAGTCGCGCCAAGCCTTATGTCCCCGATCCACCGCAGACGATATAGGAAATCATACCCGAAGCGTCTTGCAGCCCGGTTGTACCTAAAGGCTCGCGAAAACGGTATGAACCCTCAGGAAGCCGCAAACGCAGTTGCTTTAGGCTTAAAGCAAACCAAACACATAGCGTCTGGTAACAATGCCTTGGAAACCCGGACAGAGCGGTAATCCTGAAGGGCGGCCAAAAACCCGCGAAATCCGTGACGCTTTCCGCATGGAATTAGCGGCCGCCGAACTTGGTGACCTGCCTGCGGTCAAGCCGGATAGCCTTCGGGCTTTGGCTCGCGCTCAGATTAAAAAAGCCGCCGACGGTGATAGCATAGCCTTCAACATCGTTGCCGATCGGGTCGAGGGCAAGCCAATTCAGCCGGTCGTCGGCGATGACGAGTATGATCCCATCCGTATGATCCACCGCATCGAGCGCATCATTGTCGATCCTGCCGATCGAGACAGCCAGGGCGTTCCGCCCGCTTCTGAAGCCGAGCCGCTATAAGGGAGCCTTCGGCGGAAGAGGCTCAGGCAAGTCTCACTTCTTCGCCGGGCTTCTCGTCGAAGACCATATCCGCCATCCGGGCGAAAACCAGGGCGAAGGCCTCAGATCGGTCTGCCTTCGTGAGGTCCAGAAAGACCTTACGCAGTCCGCCAAGCTCCTCATCGAAGACAAGCTAACCGCTAACAGCCTCGGCGAGGCCGATGGCTTTCGTGTCTACCATGATCGGATAGTCACCCCCGGTGACGGTCTAATCATCTTCAAGGGCATGCAGGACTATTCCGCCGACAGCATCAAGTCCCTCGAGAAGTTCAAGAGGGCCTGGTGGGAGGAAGCCCAGACCGCTCAGCCGACGTCGCTGGCCATGCTCCGGCCCACCATCCGCGAGGACGGCTCGGAGATATGGTTCTCGTGGAACCCACGGCGCAAGAACGATCCGGTGGACATGCTTCTCCGGGGGCCATCACCACCCACCGGGGCCATTGTCGTCAAGGTCAACTGGGAGCGCAACCCTTGGCTTCCAGCCACGCTGGTCCAGGAACGCCTCGACTGCCTTCGCGACAACCCTGACCAGTACGATCACATCTGGGAGGGGGGATATGCCACCTCCCACGCCGGCTCATATTTCGGCAAGCTCCTGGCAACCGCCAAGCTCGAGGGACGCATTGGCCGTGGCGTGGTTGCCGATCCGCTCCTGCCGCTCCGGGCCTTCATCGATATAGGCGGCTCCGGTGCCCTGGCCGATGCCTTCTGCATCTGGATCGTGCAGTGGATAGGACAGGAAATAAGGGTTCTGGACTATTACGAGTCGGTCGGCCAGGTGCTCGCCACCCACGTCAACTGGCTCAGAAACAAAGGCTATGAGAAGGCCAGCATCTACCTGCCCCACGACGGGGTCAACGCCAACAACATCACCGGCAAGCGCTATGAGGACCATCTCCGCGAAGCTGGGCTGACGGTCGAGAAGCCGATCGCCAACCAAGGCCGCGGTGCTGCCATGATGCGGGTTGAAGCGATCCGGCGGCTGGCCCCGAGAATCTGGTTCCATGACACGAAAACCGAGGCGGGCCGCGACGCTTTGGGCTATTATCACGAACGGATGGACGAGACCCGTAACATCGGGCTCGGCCCAGAACATGACTGGTCGAGCCATGCGGCGGACGCCTTCGGCCTGATGGCGATTTGTTACGAGGAACCGAGCCGCGCCAAGGGCTTCAACCGGAAACTGGAGTATCAGCGTCTGGGGGTGGCATGACCAACTGGTTTTACGATACCGATCGGGATGCCATCAAGGCACAACTTGAGGCCGGGAGGCCACTCAAGGAGCTTGCGCGGCAGCATGGTGTATCTCCCTTCCGGTTGATGCGGATTGCGCGTCTGGTCAAGCCGGAGGACGAGAGCCGGTGTCAACGGTGCTGGGACGGAATGTATCACGAGCGCTCGATCCCGCTCTTCGTCTGCTCGTGCGGGCACGAGATAAGCACGTCGAATACGGCCAGTGCCAACCGGTTCCGGAAGCAGCTCATCCGCGATGGCAGACTGCACCAACGTAAGCCCCGCAAGGTCAAGGCATGAGCCGTTATTCTTCGTTGTCGTCCAGCATAAGATGCTCGACAATCAGCCAGCGGATTGCCTCTTGCCGGGTCATCATCCAGCCGTCGTTGCTGGCTTTGGCCGGGTCACATGCGCTGGAAGCTTTCCAGAAGTCCAGTATCCACTTGTCGATGGCGGCGAGCATGTCGGGCTTGAGCTTGACCGGGACCGTGGTGCCCTTGACGCCTTTCTTGAAGAACAGGTGTCGGTAGACCAGCTCACGGCGGGCGGCATCCTCGAGGTTTGTGGTTGGCATGAAGGTTGGACCCAAAGAGCAGCAGACCAAGACGCTTGGCCCGTCTGGCATCGAACGGCAGTATGCCTCGCCGCTCAAGGCCGGATACATCGAGCGTCAGCCCGTTACGCAAAAGGCCGTTACGAGTTTGCGGAAATCCGTAACGAAGGTGGCGAATAAATCCGTAACGCATAAATCCGTAACGGGCAAGCGCGGCCCCAAGCCGAAGGGCGAGGCAGCGATGAGTGCCGCCGAGCGGATGAAGGCCTACCGCGCCCGCAAGAAGGTGAAGTGATGGCGATAACCATACCCGAGACAATGCCCGAGGACTGGTTCGGCGAGGCCGAGATGGATCGTGGCAACATCGCCAACAATCCCGACCTCAAGCTGGCGATGGAAACCGCCTACCAGGAAGGCATCGAGGCGATGGAGGTCGATCACATCATCGGCCGGCTGAAGGACCGTTGCATGGCGGCGGCCAGGGGCACCGCCAACCATCACCTCACGGCAGAGTCCGTCGAAGCTGGGACTGAGACGAACTGATATGCCCAAGCTTGAGGAACGCGAACTCACGGCCATCCTTGCCGCCGAGAAGCGCGACGCATTGTCGGCCGACCAGGCGGCTCGCCTCTCTGAAGAGCGCGAGCGCGGCCTCGACTACTACAACGGCGACATGAAGGCCTCGATGCCGGCGCAGCCTGACCGGTCGAAGGCCGTGAGCAGCGACGTGCTCGACGTGGTCGAGGGCCTGATGCCCTCGCTGATGGAGATATTCTGTGCCGGCGACGAGGTGGTGCGGTTCAACCCGGTGAGCGAGGAGGACGAGCCTGCCGCCGACCAGGAGACGGATTACGTCAACCACGTCTTCATGCAGAAGAATGACGGCTTCATCATCACGTATTCGTTCATCAAGGACGCACTCCTCTCCAAGAACGGCATCGTCAAGATCTACTGGGAGGAGAAGGAGGACCGCGAGGAGACGACGGTCTACGATCAGCCGGACGATGTCTATGCGCTATTCGTGGCCGATCCCGAGATCGAGATCACGGAGCACACCGAACATCCGCCGGAGATACCGCCGCCCATGGGCCCGATGACGGGAGGGTCCCCCCCGGGGGCGCATCCGGGCAACGGGTATTTTCCTGTGCCGATGATGCCCGGTCCGGGGCCGGCAATGCAGAATCCAGGAATGGT